ACTGTCGGGGGAACAATACCTTCATTGGTGGAGTCGACGAGAATTGAACTCGTGTCCATCATAACTCCAATAAAGAGTAAATGGTAATGCCTATGATTATAACTCACGGAATTACCAAATTAGGTGGAAGCACTCGATCGACTTTAGCCAATCCTTATCTTCCATTATATCGCCTGCGTCTTCGCTGACTGTAAGTGGTTCGAGGTTTTAAGAAAACCCCTAAACTTTTATCATACAGTTATTACTTATTGAATAACTTATATAGCACTGCAGCCGCAACAAGACCTACTAGACCTTGAGCACCAAGTTGTGCAACGATACCAGTGATAGTAGCGATGATATCACCACCAACGAATGGAACAGTTCCACCAAAAATAATTTGTAATACGATTGCAAATGCAATCAATGCTACGCCTGTTTCAGTACCTGCTTTAATCCAAGTGTTTACTTTATCTAACATTTTCTTACCTCTTTGTTATTTAAAAATAGTTTAATGTCGTCACGGACATTTCCCATTTAGGGAATGTTCAGTTTATTTATACTTGTTCATTACCTTTATTATACCTTGAAATAGTATAAAAGTAAAGTTTTTAGACGTTTAAAAGGATTTTCCTAGATTATATTTTGGTTCTAGGTTCCATTCACGTTTTTCTTTATACGGAAGGATTTTGATTTGACTCAATGGTGCTGATGGTTCTTTGCTCTTCTCAGCATCCACAAGTGTTACTAATCCCCACTCAGCAAGAAGGTTAGCAATTGTATTTCTACGTGCTTTATCTTCATCACCAAAGTTACTTGGTTTACCGTCTAAGGCAAATAGTTCTTTGAAGTGCGTGATGTAATACTTACCTTTCTTGTGTAGGATATGGCAGGATTGGTAAATTGTTTTGGTCTTTTGAGATGATACACCGATACGTGTCAGTGTTTCTCTAATTTTTAAGAAGTCATCTTCTTTATTTATCGTGACTTCTATCATAGCGTCAATCATAATTCATAATCATTTAATCATTTAGAATATTTATAATTTACCACCTTTCTCCATTTTATTTCTTAATATCTTTAACTGGTCTTTGGTTAATATGTCTAATGCTTGTCTGGCTTTGACATCATTATACTTATAATATTCTTTGATTAAATCTACACCGACCGAACTTCCTTTCTTAGACCAACTCGCATACCTCTTTTTAGGTCTTACTATATTCAATAGAAACTCATACTGTAATCTTTTATCTAATGGGTGATTTATATTCATTTCGTTTGCGACTGCAATTGTGTCAGTATGATATGATAATGCTCTATTAGTCAGAAAAGGACTGTATGATTTTTCCGCAAGTATATCATTATCAGTATCTCTCATTAAATTCTTTTTAGAGGTATTGATTGAATTTATATAATCGAATGGGTTAGTCTTTGCCATAAATTGTCCTAATCAAATATTGCATTCTATATACATCCATAGAAACGTCATGTAATGGGTCGTGCGCTATAAATTTATCTTTGAGTTCGTCTGGTATGAAATTATGCCTAATGTCTGTGCCGAATGTAAATCCGTCTATATAAGATCTCACATCTCTAATTGACCACCAAGGTGTTGGGTCAACCTTGCCTACATCCCTAAAAATAAATTCAGCAAACATTGGGTCGAAAGTATTCCCTCTAGTAAATATCTTAGCGGAATTTGGAGTATCTAAATCGTTTACTAAAAATGAACACAACTCAGTTATTGATACATCATGGTTAGACGGTTTAATTTGTTCTTGTACTTGTTTAGGTTGTTCCTTCCACCAATCAAGAGTAGACGATTGTATCTCTCTACCATATTTCTTAACCTGTTCTCGAACGTCAAATTTAATACACTTACACCTATTTAATAATTCATCATAAGTATAGGGGTCGTCTAAGAATTTATTTTCATCATAAGACATACCAGCAATGCTCAACACTACTCCCTTTGATACATCTTGACTTAACGTTTCGAAGTCATAGATCGCACACTTCATTTCTTCCATTCAGTATCAACCATAATCTCAGTCAATAATGCCATTGTGTTAATCTCTTGGTCCGCTGCAAATGCTGACTTGTATTGATAGTCTGCCAACGTCACAACGATTTGAGGGATGCTACTTGGTGCAGCATGGTCATAGATAGTATCATATAACTTACGGAAGAATGGGGCAACATCACCATCAATATTTTGACCAACCCACTTACGAGCGGTTGAGAATTCTTTACTCTTTAAGGCATCCATTAACTTACTAAAATTGGCATCAGATGTATTTGCTAGAATACCAATATCAATTTTACCAGTGGCAGCATATCGCTGTAATTCATTCAATACTCGTCTATTGTCAGGAAAATGCTTAGTAATAATTTCAGCAATAACCTTATCTTCATACTCAATATTTTCTTTATCTAGAATATTACAGACACGTTTAAAGAACTGACCTGCCATCTTAGGTTTTTCTTTATTACTAATCTTAAACTCTACTACGGAACATCTAGAATGTAAAGGTTTAATAATCTTATTTACAAAGTTACACGTTAGAATAAACCCGCAATTAGATGAGTATTCTTCCATGAAGTTTCTAAGAGCAGGTTGTACTGTCTCAGCATTAAGATAGTCTGCTTCATCTAGAATGACATACTTACGTCCACCAGCAAGTGACATACTTGAGGCAAAGTTTTTAATCTTAGTTCTCAGCGTATCAATCAGTCTGCCTTCATCAGAACCGTTGATAACAATATAGTCAGCACCAAGTTCTTCTAACATTGCCTTTGCGATAGTTGTCTTTCCGACACCTGCCGATCCAGTTAATAATAGGTTTGGTACATTTTTATTGTCAACGAACTGTTGAAACGTTGCTTTTAGATCTGCTGGTAATACGGTATCAGCAACCGTCTTTGGGCGGTATTTTTCAACCCACAAAAAGTCTTCCATTTACATTCTCCATCATATACTTATATTATACCCTACATTCACATAAAAGTAAAGTTCTATCAAATTTGGTATTCGGTAGGGGAATCGAACCCCTCTTACTAGGATGAAAACCTAGAGTCCTGACCGATAGACGAACCGAACATATTATCCAGTCAAGGATTCATACAGATCTTCAACTTCGGTGTTTTGTGCTTGTACTTCAGCAAGGTTTTGCTTATAGTAAATATTCACAACCTTACGAAGATGTGACTTATCAAGTCCATGCTTATCATTCAAACCAATGATTGCTTCCTTAATAAATTCACGTTCACCCTCCATACGAGTTAGTGAGTCAGAGCAATCTTTGATTACTCGTAAAATATCTTTCTTGTCTTGTTCATTCAATGTCATATTATCCTCTTATGCGTTATACTTAGAACCTGCTTCAGTAGCAATCCAATATTGAGCAACTTGCCCTTTAAAATGCGAAATTCCTTTAGACGAAATATCTACATCATAATCTCCAGCAATCATTCTAAAGTTCTCTGCTTTAAATATAAACTTAAATTCGGCAGTAGTAACACCTACATTAACTTCAAATTCGTTAGACGTTGGGTTTTTAGTATCTGTTGCTACTAATACGACATTTTCCTTATCACCACGAACAACGATCTCTGGAAGTTGTAATTGATTTGCTGCATTTAAAACTTTAGCAAATACATCTTTACTCATTTTAAACGACACTTCGACCGAAGGCAAATCAATATTTTTTTCAGGCGGTGTTGTCACCATCGTAGAATCTGTATAAGTGTATCTAGATTTACTGGCACCGTCTGTTAAAGTCACCTTACTATCGCCAAATTCAAAATCCCCATCTTCAAATAAACTTGTTAGACCGAGAAATTGGTTTAACTCATAAATCGCGAAGTCTTTAGGAAAGGTTTCCGCAACGGTTGCTTCAGCAAGAATATTCTTCTGCTCAGATACCGTTCTAATTTTATTGCCCGCTTTGAATGCGATTGATGGATTTACTGTTGAGAAGTTCTTCAAGATCTCTTTCGTTTGCTTACTAATTTTCATTATCATTTTCCTTATCGTTATTAAATTGTGTATCATGCACATGTAGTGCCATTATTCCATAGTGTAAAACTTTCAATAAGTCCTTCCTATGGTCTTCATGTGTTCCTTTCTTTCCATACCGTTGAGCATACTTGATGATATTCCCAATTGTAAATCCTACCCCATGACCAGCATCCATTATAAATTCAGTAGACTGAATGTTATTCATGGAGTAATGCTCACCATAAGTTGAGGAAATGTATTCATATATTTCCTTTAGGATTTTATCTTCGCTGTACTTAAACTTACTCATTTCTTCATACTTTTAATTTGTTCAGCGTCAGCAGTTGCCGATGCGCCAAGACTTGCCAAGTCTACTAACGAACCACCAAACGTATATGAACCAGTATGTAGCAATTTCATCCAAGGTGCTAGATACGTGTCAACTCCAATCTCACGCATCCACTGACAGAACATATAGTCTTCAGACAAGTAACGTTTAGACTTCTCGTCAATTAATGCCTGGAAGTACATATGGATCTCACGACTACCATCAAAGTGTTTAGTTCTTACGTGGTCTGGGATGTATGAGAAGTCAGGATATGCTTCACCAAACTTCTCAAAGGCACTACGTTGTATCATCATAAACCCTGTGCCACCTTCAAGAACCGATACTGGTCGGTCTAATCGAATTTCATTTTGACCAGACGCAGGGTTGAATACATAATCACCAACAAAGTTCTCAAGATCTCCTGGATTCTCATCAGCAAAACCTTTATCGACTGCCAACTTAATCTTTTCCCAAGCAATAGTTTTCTTAGGATATGGTCCACACATAATCTCTTTACGTTTCTTAGGATCTTTTTCTTCGGGATCCATCATTGCAGCAAGTGATAATACATCGTTAGGGTCAAAACCAATATCAGAGTCAATGAACATTAGGTGAGTATAATCCCCTCTCATAAATTCATCAGCACAATAATTCCTAGCACGAGTGATTAGTGACTCGTTGAATAAGTAAAAGAATTTGATATCAACCTCGTATGCTTGACCAAGTTTAGCAAGGTCTGCAGTAGATTTACAATACATTCCATGACACTGACCACCATACATAGGGGTTGCCACAAAGATCTTACGTTTTTTTAATTCACTCAATTCTATTTCTAATTCCATATTTCTCCAAAAAGGTTAATTCTCATATTATATTATACTATAAAAAAGGACAGAAGTAAAGTTCTGCCCTTATTAGTTTTGGTTAGTTAGACTTTAGAAAGGGTTAGAAGTATCAATAACATCCTCATCTTCAACCTTAGTCGCACCAGCAGCATCATCATACTGCTCAACACCAGCATCAACCTTAGTATATAAGTCAGCAAACGACAACTTAGTATCCTCATCAAAACGGTTAATACATAGGTTAATTGATTTCATTCTATCACCGAAGATAGAGAACGCTTTAGCAACGTGAACCAGACGACGAGTAGAAATAATTTCGTCAACACCACCGTCATAAAAAGTCTTACGGATAATATCAGCCCAGTCTACAAGTTTCTCAACAAAGTCAGAGTCTTTAATATCTAACGAGTCAAACACACGACCCAGGATTTTCTTCTCAATTGCTGGAGAAGGATATTCCTGCTCAACCGTAACTGGGAAACGTTCAAGGAATGCTTCATTCAGAATGTTAGTACCAATAAAACGACCATCATCAGAACCTTTACCTTTAGTATTAGCAGTTGCGATAGCAGTAAAACCTTTTGCCGGAGTCACATACTCGCCAGTCTTCTTAATGAAATAACCACCACCCTCAAGAATTGACTGAAGAGCCATAATCTTAGAAGGATTACCAAGGTCAATTTCGTCAAGTAACAATACCGCACCCATTTCCATTGCTTTGACAACTGGTCCTTTAAAGAACTTAGTTTCACCGTTCACTAAACGGAAACCACCAATCAAGTCATCTTCATCAGTTTCAACCGTAAAGTTCACACGAATCACTTCGCGACCAGTTTGAGCACACGCTTGTTCAATACCGAACGTCTTACCATTACCAGACATACCAGTAACAAAGATTGGGTAGAACATTTTGCTCTGTAAAACTTTCTTAATAGTAGCAAAGTTACCGAACGGAACAAACAATGGATCCTTAGCAGGAACAAGGTTTTCCGCAAACGAGTCACTCTCTACATTAAAGTCACTTACATTTACCGTCATCGCAGCAACAGTGTCTTCAGTTTTTTCTTCAACACCCTTATTAACCATAGTCAATGGGTTCTTATAAACACCCCACTTCACTCTAAATTCTGATGTTAATAAATTGGTAGGAAACGGAAACCCATTTTCTTTTGCGAAAGTTTCAATTTCACCAGTTTTGGCTGTCGAACCAAACTCTTTCAATAGCATTTCTGCTAATTTTTTGTCTTGATTTTTAATCATAATATATACTCCTTTTTATTTAACACATTAACTCAATCTACAATACCTATTATACCCTAATTACGCCAGAAAGGTAGAAGAATAACCACCTTTATTTTAATGGTATTAGGCAACCTCACGTATAAACTCATTCAACAACGCACGAGAGTTCACTTTATTTTTACTTGCCTTCTTAAAGGCATTTCTCAACTGGGCAGTAGTCGCATCATCAGAAACCTCAAATGCACCATTCGCAGTCTTCAGATCATTACCACCACCAATTCCAAAATACTTGTCATAACCATTTGAAGGAATTACACAATACTTATCGTTTCTCATTGCTTTTGACAACT